AGCCTCCTAGCCTCCCCCTGTATACCCCCTTAGAATGGGAAATCGTCATCCAGTTTTGGAGCTGGTTTAGGAGCCTGGTTATACGGGGGTTTAGATGACCCCCCATCATCTCTAGGCTCTTCTAATTTCAGCCCCCAATCTGGATCAGTATCCTTCCTCTTAGGGTTTTTCCACAACGCCCAATTTATCTGTTCCCCCTTCCAGCACATAGAACCTTTTAGCTTAGGTGCTTGGGGGTTGTCAGAATGATTGGTCCACCCACTACCTCTACCCTCCTTATGTTGATATGCCATTATTGTCTCCTGTTGTTGAAGTTCTAATTCGTAAGCCCATGCTTGGGCTTGGTGCTGATCCAAGAATTGCGTCCACTGGTCTGGGGTATGGTAAATCCAGTCATCAGTAGACATGGGTTCCGTATTTCCACATTGGATGGTATCCATCCTGATGGGCTACCTGCCAAAGATCGAAGTAGACACCATCCGAAGCATACACCCCCAAACCAGGAACATACTCTCCTTCGTACTTCCATGCAGCATCTTCTAAAGTCATAGGTTTTTTCCCTAATAGTTTTAGTATGCAGAATTTTACACTAAAAAAGTAACCTTCTCTCATACCCTTCTAAGATTTGCAGACATGGTACGCCATATATCGACGATAACCTCTTCTGTATGGCGCTTGTTATCCAGTAGTTCAGCGTCAGCCCAGCAGTTTTCAGCGTAGGCTACGTGATCTCTGAACTGCTGAGACGTTACGGATTTGGCTTCACGTTCTGCTACAGTCCCCGAAGCCTTGAGAAACGCTTCACCTCTAATGATGCGTTCCATCTTCTCCAGTTTCTTGACCAATGCTTTAGCCTTAGCAGCTTCCTCATCGGTATGTGCTAGGTAAACCATTGCTTTTTCTAGCCTTTCTTCACTAATCATTTGATTATCCCTTCCTTAAATGCTTGTCCTAGAGTTTGTAAACACCATCTCATCTGAGTCTCCTTATCGAATGTTCCATCGTGGCACTGGGCGTGGTGTTGAAAACAGACTGGGAGGGTGAAAAAATCTGGAGCCTTCCTCCCCATGCCTGCCCCCAACACTCCTATTCTCAGGTGATGTGCCTGAGAGTCTGCCCCACAGTGTATGCAGGGCAGATCCGCCACCCACTCTAAATACTTTCTTGACTTCAAGCCGCGCAGTCTTTATGCATACAGGCCACTTCAAAAGCTACGTCCTTGATGGCCGAGGTAGCCTCCTCCAAATCTACACTGAAATGCTCTTGGCCTAAATCCTCGGCTTCGACCCGGTAGCCCTTTAACTTAGTGTGAACCATAGATTCAACCAGCTTGCAGTCATCTACTTCCAAGTAATACTCACAATTATATGCTCCCCAAGTCCTGGCAGCAGACCTCCTGCCTTCAAGATTATCCGTAGATCCTATCTTATAGACTCCTTCAGGATGCCATCTATTTCTGAATACATAGACATAACCCTCTGGTGGGTAGTCCTCCTTCTCCTGTTTAGGAGGCTTCCTCTTTATCGTCTTGTAGATTTTTGGTAAGGCTTCCTCAAGGTGTAGGGTTCGCACGTTATTAGGTTCGTCAACAAACTCCCAGTGGTATCCTCCGGCTGTCTGCACCCCACCATGCCTACCACCATGCCTATGTATGGCGTGGCTAATGTTGGAGTGATGCAGTGGCCCCCCACCATCTCGATTGGTTCTAAATCCGGCCGAACCGATGCTCCTTCCAGCAGCGGTCATGGACTCGAAAACCTCCCCTGTTTCTATGCACCTAACTGGTTTTTTACCAACCATAATAGTTCTCCTATATGTCGCAACTGTCACCAGTGCAGGCTAATTCCTGGCTGGCTGTGGTAGCATCCATCTCTTCTACTATACCCATCCAATCTATACTGCTTGGCATAGCTTTCTTCATCTCCTTATAGACATCTGAAGTGATGTCCTCGTAGGGAGCCTGTTCATATATATGACCCTCGTCTGAGGAGGGCAAGAAAGAAATGCCATTCACAATATCCCAGTTATCCCAGATCCAAGAAGCCACTGAAGCCCAAGAGTCTTCCGGCACATAACAAGTCATACTTGGTTTATGTTCGCACCAATTTATAGCGAAGTGTTTCCATAGCTCCAATTGACTTATAGGATTAACTTCATGTCTGGTTGAAGATTTTGCTGGAGATTTCATCGGGAAGGAAAAAACCCAAGCCTCTGAGTTATGCTTGTCCTCCTCGCAGGGTACGCCAGCGTGTATCATTACTTGAGATAACGGGTCTTTCTTATCATTTCTAACTCTACGAATATAAAACTGCGACCACCTGGGGTGTATACCGCTGGCCGAATTACAAAGCTGGCTCACCGTGCCACTGGGTTTTATACACGTTATAGAGGTTGATGGCTTAATATCCAGTATCTTAGCCCACTTCTTATTTACTTCTACCGCGTAATCCCTCAATTTATTGAGAAATTCAGCCGAGCTGTTCCTAAGCGCTGGACAATCATATATTCCAGTTAAGGAAACGCCCAACAGCCTCTCCTCTTCACAGTTATCAGTCCACCCCTTACGCAAGAACTTAAAGTCTGTTAGGCACGATTGTAGAGTACCTAGAATCGTAGCCCACCTAACCTTATCTTCTAAAGATTCAAAATTATCAGAAGGTAGAGCCACCACTTCTGTTAGGTTGCAGAACTGTCCTGGTCTGAGTACAATTTCTGAGCAGGGGTTGCATCCAAATTCATAGTTTGGATCTCTCCGCTCTGGGAGCATATCTTTACACGCCCGCCTGTTGAAGACACCTCTTTCCCCTGACCTACTCTCGTAAATAGCAAGCCATTCACGGAGGAAAGCACCCATGTCCGGCTTCTCGGTATAACAGATAGAATTATTCGAGAGACTTCTTTGTGGGTTTTCCGTTTGCCAGTTACCCATTTTCGCATGGCGCATCCTCCCGTCTGAGTGGTTTGATAGGCTAATTAGTGAGGTTCTTCGTACACCCCCAACAACTACGCACTCCCCGATATGGCACATAATATCGTGTACCTCTATTGAGGATAACTTCCTCCCTTTAGCCCCCTTAAATACGTTAGCTACGTTGATAAGCATACGCTCGAAAGGCCACGGGCCACTGGCTCTGCCCCCAAAAGTTTTAAGGGGTGCTCCGGCAGGTCTGACCTTAGATACATCTATTTTCGGAACTTTACCGCTATACAGAAGCCTCACGTACTCATCTAAGGCGGTTGCCCACCCTAGCTTGCTATCTCGAACCACGATCGTTGTGTCGGTGTCGTGGAATTCTTCAGCTACATCAGGAAGTTTTGAAATATACTGACGCTCTACGCTAAAGCCTAGCCCCGTTCCATTCATCTGAATGTATAGGGATTCACCAAAGACTCGAATGTGATCCACTGCGACATAAGCACAATTGTAACCACAAATATTGTCCCTAGTTAAAGCCTCGCCAGCCGTCATCAAACACCTCATAGAAGGCATTACATTCTTAGAGTAGATAGCCTCCCTAAGTTCTGAGGAAAGGGTTGACGGTAAATTGAACCTACCACTAAAGTAGTCGACGTAACGGTCAACAGTTTCCCCCCAAGACTCTCTCCTCTGATGCTCAGGCAAGTACCTAGCATACCTAGAGACTGCAATATAGTCTTCATATAGGCTCATTAGTCTGTAATCTCCGGCCCCATAGGGATGTCATCACCAATCAATTCTTCGTGGTAAGAGCCATCCTCCTCGCGCCAAGCCCTGTATTTCCTTTCCACCCACTCGCCCCTAGTTACTATAGATGGCTTGTCCTTAGTGCCTACATTCTCCAGTATCCTAGTGCCATACTTTACAGGAGATAGTATCTCTTCCATCAACGTCCCAAATGTTTGATAAGGGTCAACGCCTCTCATTCTGTGCATATATTTTCTCCGTCTTGCCCAACCACAATAAGGGGGTCGGGTTCCCTATAAGCGGCAGCCACGAGGTTCATTAAATCTGGAAGCCTCACTACTGCCAACATCTCTGAACTGCGATACTCTCCCAGCACCACAGTGGGTATCTTGTCCTCTGAGCCTTCTATGGCCTGATTCATTGCATCTTTGATAAACTTAGAGAGTTTATTTCGGTACTTACATTCAATACCGAGGTAAGGGTGTGCTACGTCCAGAGGCGTCCTCCTGTCCGATACTGGTATCCTCTCGCCCCCAGTGCGTAGCGCAACCCGTCGCTCAAATGCTTTCCAATTCTTATCCACGATAAACCTTTATGCCTCCAAGTTTTCCAAAATGTTTAACCACATCAAGCACCACCTTCTCCATCTCCGGTAGGCTTTTTATGTATTCCCACTTTGCCTTTTTTCCCTCCGGTGTATCGTTGAAGAGCACTTCTTGATTCGACTTCCATTCTTCCATGCCACTCCTGTCTAGTTTCTCCATCTTTTATCCATAGCCCCTGAGAAATCAAGGAAGCCTTCAGTAGCTCCTTAAATCGGATCTCTTTGCCATCAACGATCTGAGTTGAATAGCGGTCTGCATAGCACGAATCACATAAAATATAAGGGCTGAGTTGGGTCGCAGGCTTCTTGTCACAGTCGCTGCACCATAGATTTGATGTCCTCTCTGATGTCGAGTTGGAACTCATTGCGTAATGTCTCCAGTTCTATTTGTTCGTCTAAATAATAGCCTGCCTCTTCGATGTTCGATATGAAGCCTTCGAGGTCTTCCTGAATTGCCCGCAAGCTACTGGCCACATCCGCAAAATCATCGTGGGTATATCCACCGTGGGCAGCTATCTCTATATCTCGAACCGTAGTTTCTAAGAAAATTACAGCTAAGGCGCAGGCTTGTTCTCCCTGCTCGTACATGGCTTTCTTCTTGTCTTCCATAGTGATGATCCTCAGTCGCTTAAAACGCCTGTCACGGAGCATAGGGACGGCCACATCCCGTCCCAGTGCCTTGATACAGTCAACCCTAGACGGGTAAACAACACCCGTCTGGGTATCCAAAACATTACCTACTCGAACTTTCAACTAGCGTCCAGCCCATCTTTTCATACCATTTATTCGGCTCTCTAGGTTGGCAAGCCCAGTATCCAGATTCTTCAAGAGACAGCATTTCTCTGTGCTCCTTTGTCCCTGGCTGGTTCCGAGGCAGATCGGGTCGCCAATATGGGTTGATATGCTTACCTTTAGGCTGGGCCATCAGGTACTCAGCATCCCAGTTGACGTGTCGATAACCTAAGCCTCCCGAATATGCTTCTGGACTATTGGTTTCTACTACGCCATCCTCTAGCAGCGAATCCTCCCACTCGTCGCCCTCTTCGCTGGGATCGTGGCTCCCTATGATGGCGTCTAGGGAATATTCTTTGATGTTAGAATTCCAGTGCTGGCGTTCCCCAACCCGTGGATCAAAATTTGACAAAAATAGGTATATTTTATAGGCTTCATCTAACATCTTAACAGCGTATTTCTCCCGTCTAGTTCTGGGAGGGTTGTAAGATGGGGCTTTAGGATCAGAAAAATTACCTTCTGGGGCGTATTTCCTAATCTTCTCAATGTGGTTTATACACCTGTTAGCGTAGGAGTCCTTGGCTACGGTGTGGTTCTTAGTCCGTTGCTGATCGGCAACCACCTTCACTGGCAGATTTCGTATAACTTGCATAGATTTGTCGATTAGGTGGTTCATATAGATTTCTCCTGTCATAGTATATACAGTTAAGCTGTAAGTAGTTGATAAATATACATATTAGTAAACCCTTAAAAACCCTAGTGTTTTAGCCATTTTTAGCCCCAACTGTATATACTATGTAGGGTAAAAGTGTGTCTGACACTCAAAATTACGGGCCTCCCTCTGTGGCTCCATCGGATAAATAGCGGAGACTTTCAGGGAACTTTTGAGCCGAGAATAAACTATCGTAAATGTGATACATATCGGGGTCTGGGTCTGCCCTCGTCAAAAGACCGATAGCTACCCTCTGGGAGTACCAAGCTGCACCCGCTTGTGAGTCGTATCACTAACGGCTCAAAAAGACAGGTGCAACTTCAGTGTTGTAAATAAACAACACTAGGCTCCCTCTGGATATGGGTGGTCTGGATTGTCAGATTCTTCTCTAACGAAAGCAAGAAATTCTGCTCGGTCATCCCCAACTATTGCCAGCCGTCTCCCATCCAATTCGAGAAATGTCCCCTCCCAGACTGGTTCTTCGGGAAACCATGGGTAATATCCATAGGCTTCCCAAAATTTAAGCTCCCAATAATCAAAATCGATGTGTGAATTTTCTTCGTAAAAGTCCAACATAATAATTCTCCTATGTCATCAGAAAGTGAACGCACGACTAGGCGTTCCCGTAGACAGCGAAACATAACCCAGCGCGACTCTTGGAATCGTACCAAGAGCGGCGCAATGCGCGACCGCTCCAAGTACAACAGAAAGGGAAAGGCTGCACTATCTAATCTTTCCCAAGGCTTCATTGACAACTAGGCTCCTCTTGTCTCCAAAGTGACCAGAGGCAACCCATTCGGTGTTTCCTACTCCTGCATGGGGTACTAAGTCGATCCTAAAGGCATCATCGTTCCCATCAATGGATGCGGTTATTTCGATTGCTCCCTTCCAGGTAGAGATACGAGCGACTACGGTTTCATTCTTTCCACCTGTAACCGTTGAAACTGTATCTTTATTACTAGACTCTACTCCTGCAAAGTAATGCTTGCCGTTGCCATTTTTATAGCCTGCATTCGTTATAGCATTAGGGTTGTTGCAGTATTTTCTGTATTGTGATTTTTTCATAGTATCTCCGTTTACTTTGGAATCCACCTAGACTGCCTCAGAATAGCGCAGCCTAGAGGATTCTGGTAGGTTTATAGGTTTACTCCGGATAAGGGCCACAAGCGCCATGTATCTTAGTACCACAATGCCCGCAGCTAGTATCAAATTCTGATTCATTACAACCGTTCCAACCTTGATAATCGTCACCTAGACAGTCTCTATGACAGTAGTCAGAACAGAATTCGAGGTTGTCTACTACGTCACCGAAACTATCTTCAATAAAATGTAAATGCATCTTGGTTTCTCCAATTAGAGTTAATAAGTGTATGAGGTACTCTAAAGGCTACCTCATAGACTTGTCAACCATTATTTGAAAGCTAGAACCAATGAGGCGAAACTAACAAAGGCTTTCCAATCATTGGCCGTCACTCTGGGAGTCCCGTAGCCTTGCGGTATCAGTTTTTCGAGCCTCCCGTTCAGGTTGTCATCTAACGGGCAGGATTGCTTACCCCAGTGGACTACATCGACTTTGTTAGGATCGCAGTCCCAACTGCCCTCTCTTAACGGACTAGATATTGAGAGCGTTTTACCAAATACGCGCCCAACCTCAAAAGTACGGTATTTATACATTTACGGCCTCCCGTGTATGATTAGTCCAACAATGAATACAGCGACTATGAAACCAATTAAGATAGATTCGATCATTTTGTTAGCTCCTAAGTGCAAGAACTAGCATACAACAGAAACAAATTACCGCCCACGCTATTAGGTATGTCATTTTGACGCCTCCCTAGCAAACAAGTAGGTGGCAATGGCTAGAGATGGGAACAACACAACAAGTGAGGTGATATAGGTTTTCATTAGGCAGCCTCTACGATTCTATTGACCTGCACAGTACCGTAATGCGTACCGAATTCAACATCTACGACGGGCCTGTTTCTCCTAGTATAGTTCTCGATAGCGTAAGTAGCCATATCATCAACCATAGTCTGCGAAACAAGACCATTCGAGAAATACACGCGGAACCTCGGATTACCGTTTATACTGCTATTCATACGTTCGAGCTTGTCAATTTTTAAGCCTTTGATTGTTTCCAGGTTTTTCATTAGGTTGCCTCTAGTTAAAGTTAATGCGTCAATGCTCATTATGCACACATCTCGGCACCTGTCAAGCATTATTTTCGCCCATAAAAAACAACCATAATTAAGCTTCATATACTTCTAACCATAGAGGGGAATACAATAGACTACCTCCTAGCCTGTAGACTTCCTCTTGATGTATAGACTGCCTCAAACAATGTTACTGCCATGCAAACACACAACAGTTCAAACCAACCGAGGAAGCCCACAAGACTATGCACGTGGTAAAGGCCTAGGGGTAGCCTCAAGGGTACGAGTAGCACGAGTAGAGGCGTAGAGGCAGCCTCAGAGGCTTCCTCCAGTACGCGCCTAGCGCCCGCGTCCTAGAGGGAGAACGGACGGGGGGCGACCCCCCTTTTTATTTTTGCGTATATATGTATATTGTATCCATACAGCGGTGAGGAAACCTAAGTAATATAATTAAATGATGATGAAGCCTAGATAACTTGAATCCCAAGCATTACAAGATGACTATCCCCCCAATAGACTACATATTAGCCAATGAGTTAGACTTCTGCTCAGGAAATATCGTCAAATACGCCAGTAGATGGGACAAGAAAGGGACTCCCACAGAAGACTTAAAGAAGATCATTGAATATGCGAACATACTTCTGCTGAGGAACCAATAATGGTTTTACCGCTCCCACAACTTCGTCTAAGGAAACCTCGTAGGCATCCTATACCACTTTATCCAACCATAATGAGTGATCCAAGGGGGTATCTCCCTGGAAAAATGTCTGATGGAGTATCGCTATTGGATGGACCGGACGAAGGGGCATGGTCTAAGATCAAGGATCTGGCGACAAGTATCTTAGAATATATTCCTTCCGTAATGTCTGAGGCTGAGGCTGGTGGTTTATCAGAAATAGACAATGACGCAATTACCGAAAAAGACCTTGAGTTAGATTTTATAACGGAAATGCCTAGCTATACCAGTGAAGTTATTGACAAGATAGGAAAAAGGTTGAGTCGTGATGCAGGAGGGCTAAAGAAGTTTGCTGATGATGTCTCAAAATTTGAGAGTTCTGGTGGTGTTAACATCCAAAACCCCGAATCTACCGCAAGAGGAATATATCAATTTACTAAGGATAGCATCCCTACGGCCATAAACAGACTAACAAAGGTTCTTGGATATAAACCGCAGGAAATTAAGGATTTTCAGAAGCAATATCGACCCAATTATCAGTCAGCGAAAAGTGCAGATATAGCTGAATTATCTCCTGACCTACAAAGAGCTTTGTTTTTAGCTCATCTCTCGGAATCTCCAACAAACTTCAAAGTCAAGGGCGAAGGAAGTGATGTTCTAATAAATAGTTATTTGGATGGGGATGATGTTGGAGAAGAACTCTTTATTAAACATCACTACAAGGGTTACCCAGACGCTGACACGAAAAAAAGGCTTAGAAAGAAAAAATGGTTCTAATATGCCTATACAACGATGCTCCCTAAAGGGGGGAAGAATTTAAAACAATAATGGGATTATAAGAGGATAAGACTATGGCTAACGGACTACCAATGATGAATGGAATGGCAGCAGGACCACCCGCAGGAAACCCAATGGGTGGAGATGAGGTTTCCCAACTGCTTGCTCTACGAGAACAGATTGATGCGAGACTTGCGGAACTCATGGGAGGACAACCTATGGCCGCTATGGAGGCCACTAGCCCCTCGGCTGCTATGTCTCCCTCAGAGACTATGTCTCCCTCAGTTCCTATGGCTGCGCCAGCAGGACTGCTAGGGGGAGGAGCATACTGATGAGAACTGAGAAGCAAGAGGCTTTTATAGAAGCCTATTGTTTAACAGGAAACGCTGCGAAAGCAGCAGTGATGGCAGGCTACTCTGAGAAAGCCTCCAAACAAAAGGGTTGGACGCTTAAAAAACAATTTTCTGAAGAGATAGCTGAGAAAACTAGGGAAATGATGTTAGACGGAATACCCGGTGTACTGGCTAAACTCAATGAATTGATAAATGAGGCAACCTCTGAAGCTGTTAAATTGGGAGCAATTAAAGACTTCCTTGACAGAGCAGGGTTAAAGCCTGTCGATAAAGTGGAGCAGAAAGTCTCCCATGTCGAGAGCGCATCCCTTGATGAGCTGAGGAGAGAACTTGAGGCTTTAACCGGATCTTCAGAACCTGAGGAATTGCCATCAAGGTTAAACTAGATAATGGCTCATTCGATTCTTGGGGATGATAAGGATAGGGATAACCTATTTGATTTTAATGTAGGACAATTTATCCATGATTACCCCGGTCGAGTTGTAGATGAGGTAAAATCGGCCCTTAATCAGATTGAAACTGAACGTCAGGTTGCCACTATGCCTGGTCCGGGTACTCTTAGGTTGGCTACCGCCCCGTTTGCCCCAGCCTTACAAACACTTTATAGTCAAGCTGGAAATGTCTTGGCTCCGTTTGTCAATCGTCATAACCAATCAATTGTGGATGCTCAGAGACAGTTTGAGGGACGATTTGGATTACCTACAATAGAGCACACAAGAGAGCACGAACCTATAACGGGAGAACAGCTTGCAGCTCCTATCGCAGCAGCGGGATCACTCCTAAGAGGGAAGTTCCCAACTTGGTTTTCTCCAGCAAGAAGGGCTGTAAATACAGCACCCCAACAAAGAGGCAATCTAGATTATTGGTTAGGACGCTTAAAACAACAGAAAGGCGCTGTATCAGAAGCTAAAGATTTAGGCTTATTATCAACCCAAGGGGAAGCCACTGAGTCCTTATTGAGTGCTGCCTCAGGAACCCTGACCAAAGAAGAGGCTCTCAATTTCATAGAGCCGATTGAATTGGAAGAGACTGTGTTAGGGCGTTCTCCTCGTGTACCTGATGAATTAAATCGCCTTCCTGAAGTCCTTTTCTCCAGAGAGGGTTTTGTGCCAGAGGGTCCAGATGATACCAAATATGCTGATGATGACACCTTAAATCTCCCAGGCGGAGAAAACCCGCAGGAGATTTTGATTCAGCTGCCTACAAATGATCGTGTGGATGAAGCCCAAATGATCGTTGATGCTATGGGAGAGAGCCATGAGGCAGGTGTGCAGATGGAAGATTTGTTTGGAATATCCTATGCTGAAGCATTGAAGGTGTTATCCGAGTCAGAAATTCCATCTTATACAAATCAGTATACCGGAGGCCATTGGGATGAACCCAACGTCTTAGTCTCATTGCGGTTGAATGAACGTATTGTTGACGGTAAGAAGACGTTGCACATCGAAGAAATCCAATCGGATTGGCATCAACAGGGGCAGAAGCGGGGTTATCGCGATTCAACTAAACCATCGTCGTATTCCGATAGGGATTTATCCGAAGCTAAAGAATATTTCGGGATAACTGATGAAACTTGGGCTGAGATAAGTCAACGTCAACGCGAGTCCTATGTCGATGAGTTTTTACAAGAAGGGCAGTTGTTGAGCCGTGTACCAGACGCACCCTACAAAAAGACCTGGCACGAACTCGGATGGAAACGAGCTTTCTTGGAAGCCTTACGTGATCCATCAATAGAACAATTAACGTGGACAACAGGGGATGTTCAAGCGGATCGTTATGACCTAGCTAAACATATAGATAAGATTCGTGTTCAAACCCTAAGGGTTGCTAATATTGAAAACTTAGGTAATGGTAAATTTTTGGTTACTAATGCAAGCGGCATACGAAGCCTGTTCAATACACTTGAAGAGGCTCAAGAAGACGTTAGACAATCTAGAAAGAATATGGGCAATACGGTAAGCCTAAGGATTTGGGGAAAGGGGGATGACGAAGCCTCTGATAAAACTGTTAGATTAAATGATTTACCGAGACATGTGGGTAAAGAATTAGCCGATAAAATATATAGTGATCTTGATTGGTCTTCTGGTGGAATTTCTGAACAAAGTTATGAGGGGCTAGATTTACAAATCGGGGGCGAATTCCACAAACAACTCTACGACCAGAAAATCACGAAGTTTTCTGAAAGGTTTTTGAAACCGTTTGGTGTTGAGCCGCAGCGGATACAAGGAAAGAAGTATTGGGAAATCTTTGATATTCAGACAGGAAAGTTTGTGAACTTCTTCGACACTGAGGAAGAGGCAAAACGCCATGTCGAATGGGTTAATGAGGCTACTCCAGGTTATCCAAAGGACTATCGTTCTCGTATTAAAAACAATGAAGACCTCTGGAAAATCAACATCACACCCGAAATGAGAGAAACCTATGAAGGCGGTGTACCCCTAGCCGTTCGAGAAGACGAGAGGGGACTTTTGGGGAGATATGCTTAAATGCCAATTCAACGCTGTACACTAAAAGGTGGTAAGAAGGGATGGAAATACGGAGAATCAGGGAAATGCTATGCAACTAAGTCAGGTGCAGAACGTCAAGCCAAAGCAATCCACGCAAGCGGCTACAAGAAGGGATCTGGCAAAAGCAGTAGAAATCGCTAGGGAGATAAGAACCCGTGAACGCTTCAACAAGCTCGATTTCTATGACCCCTATCCCTACCAGCTAAACTTCCATAAAACAAGCTCAGAGGCCAACCAGAGGCTTCTGATGGCGGCTAACCGCATAGGAAAGAGTTATTGTGGGGCTGCTGAACTGGCTTACCACACAACTGGATTATATCCATCTTGGTGGCAAGGAAGAAGATATCGACAGCCAATCATCGCGTGGGCTGGAGGTGTCTCAAATGAAACGACACGCGACATCGTTCAATACGAACTATTGGGTTCCCCCGATGACCCGGAAGCCTTTGGGTCCGGTGCTATACCGAGAAATCTAATAATAAAGACCGAGAGGAAGCCTGGGGTTCCAAACGCAAAGAGCGTAGCTCTAATTAAACACGTTTCCGGTGGGAACTCCTCTTTATTTTTCAAAGCCTATGAGATGGGCCAGGAGAAGTGGCAGGGGCGTAGTGTAGATTGTATCTGGCTAGACGAAGAGCCTAGCAGAGAAATATACTCTCAAGCAGTTACTCGAACATTAGACCGTAAGGGTATGGTTTATATGACTTTTACCCCAGAGCAAGGGATGACAGAAACGGTCGCATCCTTTATGAACAACCTCCAATCAGGGCAGTCTCTAACTAACGCGACTTGGGATGATGCCTCAGAGAGAATCTTCTCTCAGAATGGAGAAAGAGGCCACCTCTCAGAGGGTGTGATGGAGCAGATTCTTTCCTCATATTCCCCGCACGAACGGGAAATGAGAAAGAACGGAAGACCTTCTATTGGTTCAGGATTGGTTTTTCCTCTAGGGGAGGAGAAAGTGATGGTTGATCCTATAGAAATAGAACCTCACTGGCCCAGAATAGCTGCCATAGACTTTGGTTATGACCATCCCACAGCAGTAGTTTGGTGCGCTATGGATCGAGACAGCGAAACATTTTACGTGTATGATTGCTATAGAGCCTCAAAAGCAAGCCCATCTGTACACGCAGGGGTAATAAAAGGCAGACCACATTTTATTCCTATAGTGTATCCACATGATGGAAATAGAAGGGATAGCATGGGTAATCCAGGTTTAGCCGATCAGTATAGAAATCTTGGCTGTAACTTTAGACTGGAACACTTCACTAACCCCCCAGCTCTTGGAAGCAATAAAGGTTCTAACTCCATCGAGGAAGGCTTAATGGCTATGCTGCAATCCGTGGAAGCAGGAAAATTCAAGGTATTCTCAACTCTATCAGACTGGTTTGAAGAGTTCAGAATGTATCACAGGAAAGATAATAAGGTGGTTCCTCTTAGAGACGACCTCATGTCAGCAACAAGATATGCCTTTCAATCTCAACGATTCGCCGTAGCCGGGGAAGACCCAACATGGACTCAGGATGTTGAATACAGAAATTATGGAATTATTTAATGGCTAGTGAAAAAATTACTGAAGAAGAATTAGTAACCAGAATTCGCGGAGAGATCACTTCTGCGCTTGGATATATGGGAGATACGATATCTACCCAGAGAGAACAAGCTATGAAATACTATTATGGTCTACCCTTTGGTAATGAAGTTTCAGGAAGATCACAATTTGTAGACACCACAGTTCAGGATACCATTGAATGGATTAAGCCCTCCTTGATGAGAGTATTTGCCTCCGGGGATGAAATGGTAAAATTTAATCCACATGGTCCTGAAGATGTTGCAATGGCTGCACAAGCTACGGACTATGTAAATTATGTTTTCACAAAAGATAACCCTGGTTGGGAAATTTTGTATTCGTGGTTTACTGATGCTCTTTTAAGCAAGAATGGTATAGTCAAAGTATGGTGGGATGAGTATGAGGAAGACCAGAGAGAGGAGTACAATAATTTAGAAGAAATTGAGTTTGCTGTACTTATAAATGATGATTCTATAGAAGTCATAGAGCACACAGAGTATGAAATTGCAGGAACACTCAGACACGATGCGGTAATAAAGCGCAGCTCCTATAATGGGAAAATACGAATAGAGAATGTCCCTCCATCTGAGTTTCTGATAAGCAGGGAATCGAAGAATATCCAGGACGCAAGGTTTGTTTGTCACAGGGTAATGAAGACTCTTTCTGAGTTGAGGGAGATGTATCCAGACGAAGACCTCGATCCTGGGGAACTTGGTGGAGGCGACAATGATATGACCGAGTTCTCTGCCGAGAGACTTGAGCGTTATCAATTCGATAAATCCGCTACATACTGGGAAGGCATGGGTGGCGGCGATGATTATGGAGAGGAAGGCTTGCGAACCTACTGGTTACATGAGTCCTTTCTACAGACAGATTTTGACGGGGATGGTATTACAGAGCTAAGGAAAGTTTGCACAGTAGGATCTAAGGTTTTAGCAAATGATGCTATAGACTCAATTCCGTTTGTCTCTATTACACCAATAAAGATTCCACATAAGTTCTTTGGAATGTCGGTTGCTGATCTTGTTATGGATTTACAATTGATGAAGAGTACGCTGATGCGTAACCTCATGGATAATATGTACAACCAGAACTTTGGGCGTTTCGCCGTTTTGGAGGGACAGGCCAACCTAGATGACCTCCTGACTCAAAGGCCGGGTGGCGTAGTCAGGGTGAAATCCCCCAACGCTGTAATGCCCCTCGCTACCCCTGCCCTACAACCTTACTCCTTCCAGATGCTAGAGTACCTGGACAGTGTGAGGGAGTCTAGGGCTGGTGTATCTAGGATGTCTCAGGGATTGAATGAAAATGCCCTGACATCACACACTACGGCTACCGCTGTTAATGCTGTAATGGGTGCTGCTAATAGTCGTGTTGAATTGATAGCCAGAAACTTTGCAGAAACTGGTGTAAAAGATTTAATGATAAGAATATATGAACTTCTTATTAAGAACCAAGATAAAGAAAGAGTGGTAAAGTTACGAAACGAGTGGGTTCCAGTGCGACCTGACACATGGAACGACAAGTATGATTGTACTGTCTCCGTGGCTTTAGGACACGGAAGCAAGGATCAGCAGATGATGCACCTTTCTCAAATGATACAGTTTGCAGCAGAAGCAATGCAAGGAGGTTTAAGTATCGTCAGTGAACAGAATATCTATAATCTGGGGGCAGCCTTGGTGAAGGCTATGGGCTTCCAGAATGTAAATGATTTTCTTACTGATCCCTCAAAGGTTCCTCCTCAACAGAATCAGCCTACACCCAAGGAACAGGCTGATTTGATGGAGGCAGAAGTAAAGAAACAGGAATTAGAAATAAAGGCCGCAGAGGTTCAAATCAAGGCTCAGAAGATTCAACAGGAATACCAGAAGTTAGCGGTAGACTCACAGTTGAAAGCACAAGAGTTAAACCTTGAAAGAGAACAGAACAGGGCCGTAGCAATAGGAGACACATGAGCGATTTTCTAAATGATGAACGAGCTAGAAAAGCAAACAATTTATTACAAAACGAATTATTTATAGAATCATTTAATGTATTAAAAGAAGATTTAATGAATCGTTGGAACAACAGCGGTTCGGCAGAATCGGAATCCAGAGAGTCAATCTGGTTAGCGATGAGACTGCTTGATAGAATTGAAAGTCATATAAAGTCCATAGTTGAAACGGGGCATATGACTGAGGTACTTGAAAAGCAACACCCATTCATCTAATTAAGGAGTAACAATTATGGCGGATACGCAACAAGCCCCGCAAACACCGGCTGGATTACAGCCAATTCCCGCGCCAGGTGGAAGTGTTACCGAAGCGCAAGAGGCATTACTCAGTCTACTGGACTCTGAAGAGGAAACCCCAGAGATAGAGGAAGCCCAACCCACTGAAGTTGAAGAATCTAAACCCGAAGAGGAAGATGAATCATTGGAAGATGGGGCCGAAGAGGAAGAAGAGTCCGAAGAGGATGAAGAAGAATCTGAGGAAACCGACGAAGAAGACGAAGAGGCACTTTATGCTGTTACCGTAAATGGTAAGGAACACGAAGTAAGCCTTGATGAGCTTCTGAACGGCTATAGCCGACAGTCGGATTATACCCGAAAGACGCAAGAACTTTCATCTGAAAAGAAAGAAATGGAGGAGTTGCATAAAGCATACACTTCCGAAATTCAGCAGATACAAGCCGAGCGTCAGCAGTATATGGAAAACCTACAGCAGATACTTGAAAGTTCTGCTGGGGAAATGGAAAAATTTACTAATGTGGATTGGGCATCTCTAAAAGAATCCGACCCCATAGAGTATATTACTAAGAGAGAAGAGTTAAGGGAAGCTCAAGAGAAGGTTCAAACCTTCAAGAACCAACAGGAACTTGTAAGGCAGAAACAATCTCAAGACGCTGAAGCGATGCGTAAAACCATTATGACGGAAGAACACGGGAAATTAGTTTCCGCCCTTCCTGACTGGGGTGATCCTGATAAACAAAAAAAGATTGCTTCTGATATTAAATCCTACGGTTTAACCCAGGGATTTACTCAAGAAGAACTTGGTTCTCTTATAGACCACCGTTCTGTTCTTGTTTTAATAAAGGCTTCAAAGTATGATGCGATACAGTCATCGGACGTTAAATCTAAGAAACTAAAGAACAAGCCCAAGGTTATCCGCTCAGGGAAGGGGAGGTCTTCTTCCCAAGCTGAAAAAGGAAAACGTACTGCACAAATGAAACGTCTTCGGGGTACAGGACACATTGATGATGCGTCTGCACTCCTGGAGGATTTTATAGACATTTAACTAAGGAGGGAAAACGCTATGGGCGTTCCTACGAATACTAGGGAAACCTATGGTGCTATAGGCATCAGGGAAGACCTTAGTAACATTATATATAATATCAGTCCAATGGACACACCCTTTCTTAACGGGTGTGGACGTGGAACCGCTGATAATACTCTGTTTGAGTGGCAGACAGATTCATTAAAGGCAGCCGCCAGTAACACGCAGATTGAGGGTAACGACTATACTTCAACTGCTGAGACTGAGCCACGCCGTCTGACTAACTACACCCAGATTTCCGCAACACAAGTCCAGAGTTCTGGAACGGCTGAAGCGGTAGATTTTGCAGGAAGAAAATCTACGCAAGCCTACCAGCTCGCTAAGAGGGCAAAGGAAATGAAGCGCGACATGGAGTTAATGTTGCTTGAGGGTACGGTTAAGGCTGCTGGTTCTTCTGGCTCTGCTAGAAACACCGCTTGTTTTTCAACTTGGATCGGTACGACCGCGGTTGGAACGTCAAATGTTGTTGCCGCCTCTACTGGCGGTGGTTTGACCAACAATGGTGCGGCCACTGCTGGCCCAGATGGTACTACAGAGGCAGGTACGG